GTCGCTGTCGTTATACCAGTTCCACCTTGAGGAACCGTCACTGCTGCACCAGTAGTCAAAACTGTACCAGAAACGTCCGGCGCAGTGAGCGTCCGATTGTCAGTCAGCGTATTAGGAATAAACGTTACGCGATAGCTTGATGTTCCACCTGCTCGACCAGTAACAACGATGCCGTCTTGTGCAGCAGTTTGCCCAAATGTTTGTCCGGTAGCATTATAAAAAGTATTTGCACCAGTGAACGCATTGTTACCGCTCAGAGTAGCATAGCCAGACGCAGGCAAATATGCCGCAATCCATGCGCTGCCGGTATAGACCCGCATTTCATTGGCGCTGCTATTCCAATACAGCGCACCAGTCAGCAACGCATTACCATCGTTATCGACGGAAGGATCAGACGCTTTAGATCCGAGATAACGATCATCGAAGCTGTCGTAGCTCGCAGCAGCAGCGGATGCAGACGATGCAGCGTTAGATGCGCTTGTAGACGCATTAGATGCGCTTGTGGCAGCGTTACTAGCGCTTGTAGCAGCCGCAGCAGCCGAAGCCGCAGCAGATGTTGCAGAGCCTAGAATGCTATCGACATATCCCTTGCGAGTAAGATCGTCATCGGCGGTGGGTGTAGCGGTGCTAGTAACTTTGTTAGCACCCATGACGATGTTACCCGTCATTGTGCCGCCAGTCAGATTCAGCTTACCGGCAAGCGAAGTATCAACTTCGGTTTTGGTGTAAGCATCGGTGATGCCATAGCCCGAAATCGTCGTCGGATTTGTACCCGCAGTGATGCGACCCCATTGATCCGTAGTGACAGAACGATACGTTCCGGCAGTTACACCCGTCGTTGCCAAATCAATTTCATCAGCACTAACAACGATGCGACCAGAAGAGGCAGTGTTGACATTGAGCGTATTGCCGCTCTTTGTCATACCTGTACCGGCTGTGATTTGTCCTGCACCAGAGAACTGAACAAAAGTTACAGCGGTGCTATCAATCGTGCCACCGGCTGCAACCGTGCAGAGATAGCCGTTGTTACCATTAGCTGTGCCACCCTCAACGAACACGAAGGCAGAAACAAGTTCGTCCCATGCGTTTGCGTCAGCAGCACGGCTCCATGTGCTAGAGGCAGCAACGTAGATGCCGTTTTGCGAAGAGGTAGACTGATCTTTTACAAGAACGCGATCACCTGCGATGACAGAAACACCGTCAATCGTCTGAGCACCAGACAGCGTGATGCTAGTTGTCGTTGCAGCTTTTACAGACGCCTTAGCGTCAATGCCCTGCACTGCGCTATCAACGTAAACCTTCGTAGCAGCATCGTTATCGCTTGTGGGCGTGCCAAGACCAGTAATCTTGTTCGTGCCCATCGCAATAGCGCCACTCATGGTGCCGCCCGACAGATTCAGTTTCAGCGCATCAGCAGTGTCAACGTATCCCTTTGTAGCAGCATCGCCTGAGTTGGTGGGAGTCGACAGGTTGGTAATAGTGCCAACAGTACCGGCATCCATGTTCAGCGTGCCAGTAATGGTGACGTTGGTGAACGAGGAAGTGCCGCTAGAGGCTGTGACGTTACCCGTCAGGTTACCAGTGACGTTGCCGGTGACGTTGCCAGTAACATTGCCCGTCAAATCGCCGGTAACGTTACCCGTGACGTTGCCTGTTACGTTACCTGTTATGCCGCCAACAAATCCGACGGTAGCGGTGATTGTTGTGCCAGTAATCGCATTAGGCGTGCTGCCACCGATGACAGCGTTGTTGATTGTTCCACCAAGCACACTGGCGGTGTCAGCAATCAATGAATCGATGTTGGCAGTGCCGTCAATGTACAGATCTTTGAACTCAAACGTTGAGCTTCCAAGATCGATATCGTTATCGACGACAGGAATAAACGCCCCATCGACAACACGAAGCTGCTCAGCCGCAGCACTACTAACGTTAACAAAAAGGCTTAGTCGATTGTTTGTAGCATCAACAACAACTTTATTACGAGCATTCGTATCGGAAATAAGCGGAATGTATGCGCCTTCGGTTGCAGTGCCGTCATGTTTGTGACCGCTTGCAACAACGAACGCATCACGCAGCGTATTGAATTCGTCGTTAATGGGTGTTGCCCGAACAACCGCTGTCGGAACAATACTAGCTGCGGATTGTCGTGAATATCCAGCCACGCTTATCTCCTGTCGTTGTATGTGAAGTTGATCACCAAACCCTGAATGTTATGGCTCAAATTGGTGTCATTGGTGACGTATGTGAATGAAATGGAATAGCCAGAACCAGAGATGTTTGTTTTGACCACAGGTGAAGGATTTCCATCATACACAGCAGCGCTATCATAGATAGCGGTGTTATAGAACGCCGCAGCATACTGCGTCGTTATAGCATAATCTGGTGGATTAAAGACGTTTTGACTGTCATCAAAGTCATAAGACACAGCAAATACAATGTTGATGACTCCTTCAGAACGAAGGAATGTTGTTACGTTGTAGAAGTTCTTGCGTATCGTAGGATCTTCAATGTAATAATATGGAGTCTGATAAACGCTCAGAATATTTCTGCCGTCAAAATTACTTCCAGTTTCTTGCTTGTAAACCTTGCCGTTGGCATCTCCATGTAACAAGATTTCGTCTGTACCAATCAAACCACTGGCAGCAGCCGTTGCCGTCATATCAAACAACTGACCAAACTCAAGACCAATACCTTGATCAGTACGACGAAGACCACCTAAGATGCCAAATACACCATCGGTTTGCGACAAGAAGCGAAACTGACTCTTTCGATTATAAACAACACTGTTGAATTTTTCAACGTCAAGACTAGAGTTTACAATTTCATCAATGAGCGAATTGACTGTACTCTGAATCTGTTTCGAGAGGTTTTCAAGTTCGACGTCACCGATACGTGCTGTACCGGCAATCGGACGAAAGCCGTCGTAGCTCAAAAATACGAGATTGCCTGCAAACTCAATAACGCTGTCGGGAACAATGCATCCGAGATTGTTTGTTACTTCCTGTACGTCAAAGTTTGCAATGCTTGTGCCGACAAGCTTCTTGATTGAGTTCTTGCCAAAGATATATAGGGTGTCTCGAAACGACTTAATCTGAACAATCGGAAAACCAACGTTGATTACACCGGCTCCGGCAGCAGGAGAAAAATTTGTTTCTTCAATTGGAGCAGAAAAATATAAATTATAGGGATCGGCAGAGTCTCCCGCAAGAAACAAGTGATTAGAAAACTGTGTTACGTACTTTGGATTTGTAGGAGCGGTAGATGCTGTGATCTGCGTATACGTAGTTCCATCATAAATTGCTGCCGGATTAACACCATCAACAATAGCCATCCTGTTGGATGTCCAAGTAATGTTTTCAAAACGTACTTTTTTGACGCCGACCATGCTGACAGAGCCGGGTGTTGTAATTGCAATCCAATCAGATGTAGCTGTATCCCAACGATAGAAATAAGCCGTACCGCTACTTGGACGACGACATGCAAAAATACTATTATTGATGCCCTCAAAAATATTGATGCCTAATACGCCACCTTGACCCGGAAGCGTGCCATAAGAATTAGCATAGCCATTAATGCGTCGATAACCACCCGAAATAGATGGTTCATAGTTAATAAGCTGTAATGCGCTACCGGGAGAGCGCTCTGCTTGCGACAAAAGATCTTTGTTGGTGTCTAGTCCACCAAGACAACTAACCTTTAGCGCTTGAACACGATCAGCCATTGAGCACCCTTGCCGACACAGCGGGTTTCAAAATCATTGTAGAAGTCATCGATACCGGATCGTCCATCAACAGACGACGCATTGTGCGAATACCGTTATCAAACTTCTCTTTATGTATACCTGCGCTTTGTTCGTTGCTTCGGAACATCATTAAGAACATCATGCCGCCATCAATGACAACGCCTTTGAATCGATCTGGAATAACGCACGCATCAGAATAAAGCGACATGTCTGATGGAAAACTCCAGTATTTATATTCGATTACATATGCTTTATCGGGAGGTGGAGTAAGTCCAAATTTACCTTCTTGTGTCATGTAGACACGTCGCGGAGCTTCGCGAGCCGCTTCACCACCGCTATCATCACGACCACGATAGTGCCGCAAAAACTCTGTATACGGCATTTGTTCTAGCTTTTGTGGAACGTTGGTCTGATCAACAAGCTGACGAATGTAAAAGCTGTCCCAATCAACACTGGAACAATCGGCAGGGAAAGCGTATTCGGCTGTACCGATGGTGGCTGTTTGTGGATACGTAACAATCAAGAAGGGCCATTCTTGACCCTGATTCAAAATCTCACGAACAGAGGCGTTAATCGCATCTTTCGCCAGAGCCTGAATATTTCGTGCTGTTTCGAAAGTGGTAGAGTCCATCTCCACTTCGTTGATGCGACGCAGCAATTCGTTAGTGAGCGAAAGATAGGTTGCCATAATATCCCTAGTTATACAACAGAAAAAGGCTCCGTAGAGCCTTTTCCTTAGCTTTAGTCTTTGTAAGACTTAGGCAAG